ATCGGTTCCTCAGACACCTTCGAATCCTTCCCTACGAGCCAGCGAACGGGTTGTCGGCGTTCGGCTCACCAGTACCCGTCGACGGTCCAGCCAGTCGCATTTCAGCCGAAGGCGTCAAACCGAATTCGGCGCACAACGCGCGAAACTCCTTAGCCGACTCACGCTCAACCTTCAGCCACGGCGCCTCAACGATACCCTGACTGTTCTTCCCAAGCACACCCTTCTTCTGCCGAACATCAACAGCCTGCCGCCAGACAGCGTATGTCTCGCAAAGCATTTCAAGCGCAGGACCATCGATGTCCTTCAACAGGCCAAGTCTCGGCAGTTCCTCACACACCCGGTCCCACAGCTCAAGCGCAATGGGAGACAAGTGCTTTGGCCGCTTCGGTGGCTTGCGGGTGAACGCTGGCGGCGTCTTGATCTTCCGACCACCGCTATCGCGCCCATTGCCCCTACCTTCGATCAGCTTCAAGTTCGCATGACGAGGCTTCGGTGCTGCCATCAGACNACAAAACCTTCCATTCTCCTTGTGCGCCAGAGCGTTTAGCCCGCTCAGGCGCCCCTGCCTTGTGCCGGAGGCTGATACTCGAACGAACGCACCAGGAGGCGGCGCGACGACATATTCNNCTTCCGAAGCCATGGATCAGATGTCGTCGTACGCACAGNCCTGGCTTTCGATTTAGTTTCACGCCAACGCGGCGACCTGCTATGCAGCGCTATCATGCCGGGATGAGCAACCACGTTTCTGCACCGGTAACCACGGTCGGCGAGATACTGCCCCAACCAATCAGCAAGGCGCGAAGCGATTCCCAAACCCTGATAGTCAGGCAGCACCACCAACCGATGCAGCATTTTGATGTTGTTCGTACGCGGGTGGCTGAAGTGCCGGTAAGCCACGAAGGCGCACAACTGATCATCTACGGTAGCCACGAAACACTGCGCCGCAGAGACTAGCTCCGAACTCAGATAGTGGTGTCGAGCAAACACTCGCCAAACATCGCGCTTAGCTTTGAAGACNTTGAGGTTGAGGCTGGGTCGGGGTTGAACCGACCTCCACGAAAACTCTTGGGCAGCAACGTCATACACCCAATCAGGTTGCAGCCAATCAACCACGTCATAATGGCAGGTAANCGCCACCAACCGGCGATTCTCGACACCCCGAATCGCCTTCTGCACNCTGTGCGACGCAACCCGCGCCACCTGCCGGTCGACAACGCTCGTGAACTCGTCAATAACCACAAGGTCTTCCGACTCAGCGATAGCGCGCGCCATATCAACGCGGAACTTCTCGCCATTACTCAACGTCGAGTACGGTCGCAGCCACGCCGGAACGGTGCCGAAACCAACGCTCGTCAACAAATTCGTGATATCGCGAATCGGCATGCCGGTCGGGAACTGATCGATGACCGGCGCATCATCGGACCAATCAAAACGCTCCCGCACCAGATCGCCCCAAATGCGTTTAGCCAGAACGCTTTTCCCACTACCCGACGGCCCGACAATAAGCCCGACGCGCCAATCAGCGTCATCAATCGGCAAGTCATGCCGCCACGACAACGCCAACTTCTCGTCAAGGCTTACATCGAACATGCCCGACACCTGCTGCGCCCTGGCGCTACGCGGCGGATCAACCGTCAAATCAATGTCAACCCTCAACGCCCTAACCCCAGCCTGCCATTGACGTTCTCCCTCAACTGCTCTCAGACACGAAAGCGTCCGTCGTCGTGCTCCAAGTGCTTCCGACGCCAGTCGTCGTCGCGGTACGGCTCCACGATCCGTTCACCGCGATACTCGACATAGGCACCGTACTCGTCAAACCCGTAGGTGCCCGGCGCATCCCACGGCTGCGAACGATCCACGACAAGCTCACCCTCGACCAACTTGGCGAGCGCTGCGGCCTGCCGGATCACATAGTGCCCCGAACTACGCGTAGCGACAGCCTTGAAGGCGAGCCACAGACCGGCGGCGGTGTCCCCGATGTAGAACGGCAACATGCCACGATCACCCCAGGCGCGAGCCTGGGCAATCACATCGAAACTGCGTTCATCGTCGTCGGCCCGCAGCGAAACCCACACCACATCAAGGGCTTCGGCTACCTCGGCCGGGTCGATCCCCCACCGCTGCCACGCGTCGGCCCGATGGTTGTCGATGATGACATCGAACCGGCCCTTCGGAATGTTCACTACCTCTCGGGAGTGGCGCTCCTGCAACACTTTTCCGTATTGCAACCACTTCCATAGCTGCTTACCGTTATGCAGCCCCAGTACCGGGTCATTCTGCTGGTACCACTTCTCCACGCAGTGGCCCTGCTCAGCGAGCACCATCCCCGCGTACGCCGGTGCCACATACTGCCCAAGCTCCAACACAATCATCGGTACTCAACCCTGCGCTCGACGCGGTTGTCCTTATCGCAGAACACAACCCGCGCACCAGGGAACGCCTCGGCCTGCCGGTACGCGATCACCACACAACGATCACCGACCACACCCAATCGAGCGCCGCCGCCGTTGAGCGTGAACACACCGGGAGTGTCGCCAGGCAGAACGTATGTCGTCCAGCGGCTTCCGTTGTTGAGGTTGACCACATCAACCTGCTCATAGGGCCTGATATCGACCTCGGCCAGCAATTCTGACGCGATGGTGACGCTGCCGACATAATCCACGCTGGCATCGGTCACGTGCAGGTTGTGCAGCTTCGCTGCCACGAACGTTCTCATGAGACTTGCTCTTTCGCTGGCGGCTGATACTCAAATGAGCGCACCACCAGGCGTCGGCTCGACAACGCTTGCCGCTTCAGGCTGCGGCTCTTCGATGTCGTCCGCACAGACTTGCTCCGCGAGTGTGTCTCACGCCAACGGGGCGACCGCGAGTACAGCGCGATCATCGCCGGGTGTGCCACGACATTGCGGTAGCGATAGCCCTGATCAGCTAGCCACTGCCCAAGCCAATCTTCAAGCCGCGACGCGATTCCCAAGCCNTGATAGTCCGGCAGCACGACCAGCCGGTGACCCATCTTGATATTGCGGGTCTTGGCGTGTGGGAAGTGCAGGTAGCTGGTGAAGGCGCACAGTTCGCCGTCTACGCACGCCACGAAACACTTTGCGGACTTCGCGATTTCGGAACTCAGATAGTGGTGTCGCGCAAAAACCTTCCATATAGAGGTCGAAGCCTCGTGGACTGTGAGCCGCATGGCCGGTCGGGGTCGAACCGACCTCCACGAAAACTCAAGCCGCGTAACATCATAGACCCAGTCCGGCTGAAGCCAATCGATTACGTCGTAGTGACAGGTGACGGCGACGAACTGCCGGTTGCTGCGCCTGATCATCTTCTGAACACAGTGGGAGGCAACGCGAGCCACCTGTCGGTCGACCACGCTGCTGAACTCGTCCACCACGACCAATGAGCCATCTGACTCNGCAACGGCACGCGCCATATCGGTTCTGAAGCGCTCACCGTTGCTCAAAGTTGAGTAGGGACGCAACCAGGCCGGTACCGTGCCGAACCCGACGCTCGTCAACAGCGCCGTGATGTCCCTGATCGACATATCGCGTGGGAACTGGTCGATGATCGGCTTGTCGGTCCACTCAAAGCCATCGACAACGCGGTCACCCCAAAGTTCGCGCGCCAGAACGGACTTGCCAGCGCCGGAAGCCCCAACCACAAGACCGACCTGCCACGGCCTCTCCTCGATGGGCAGGTTGTGTGACCAGCTGGCCGCAAGCTTGTCGGTCAGAGGTACATCGAACATGCCCGACACCTGCTGCGCCCTGACGCTACGCGGCGGATCAAGCGTCAAATCAATGTCAACCCTCACATCAACGCCCTAACCCGAAACCCTTCTGCATCAAGGCGTTCCAGTAGCAGCGTCTGCTGCGCCTCAGTGTCACACTCAACAACAACCCCGAACACCACCGGCGGCTCTTCGATTGGAGCATCGCCGTCAACAATGCTCCCCGCCAGCAGCTTGTCGAGGTCTTCGTCGGTGTAGCCGGTGCCGGACAGGTCAGGAAGCTCCTGCAACAACTCCGCCAGCACCTCGTCGTCGTACCCACCCAGGTCGGCTGTTCTGTTGTCTGCCAACACAATCCGCTTCGCGGCGTCCTCGTCGACATCGATAACGAAGCACGTCACCCGATGCCACCGCTCATCGTCGGGGTACTTCTGCACAAGCTCACGGAACGCCATCACTGTGTGATTGCCCGCCAGCACCTCGTTCTCGCGCCCGGTGTGAGTCCCCCTGTTCACGACAACGGGCCGATACTGCCCATTTGCCAGCAGGGAACCGACAATCGCATCAACCTTGCCTTTGCGCGGATTACGTTGGTACAGACGCAATTCCGACGGCGCGAACGCCTCAACCGCATATTCGCTCATGGTGACTGTGTTTTCCTTTACTTCCTCTGTGCGCCAACAGTTCTGGCGCGACCTCCTACGAGCCTACCGCCTCTGGGCGGCAACGCTTTCCGCGCACCTCGCTACGCAGCCGCCAAATCCATTGGCGCGCAGCAACGTCCCGACACGTCGAGGCGCACACGGAAAGCGTTGCGCGGCAATGACTCCCGCGCCCACGCTGCTGCCGCTCGCGGAAGTCGTTGCGGCACAACGCAACCCGACCTCGCCCCGGCCGCGGAAGTTGTTGCGGGACAACGACTTTAAGGGGCCTTCCAGAGCTGATCGCGCAAAAACGGAGGCGCGGGGCGGTGTCGCCTCGCCGGGGCCCCGGCGAGGGCCCCCCTCCCCCCTATGTGAGCGCCAAATGCGTTGGGCGGCAACGCTTTTGGTGCACCGGGGCGGGAAATGCGTTGGGCGGCAATGGATTTGGTGGCTGCGTGCGCGCGCTGGTGGGCGGGCGGCGGAGGCTGGGAGCCGCTGCGGTGCAACGGGTTTGGCGTGCGGCGCACGGGCTGGCGCGTTGGGCGTCGGGCAGTGTTGGGCGGGCGCGAGTTTGGCGCGCAGCCCGCGAATCCCGTTGTGCCACAACGCTACTGGCGGCGTGTAGGGCCNCAGAGCGTCGGTCGCGTTGCAGCACAATGCGTTTCGACGCTGCTCGCTGTATCGCGTTGGGCGGCAATGGGATTCGTTTGGCTTGTGGCGCAGTGCAGCGCGTCGATACCCGCCTTCGACCCAATGCCGTGTCATGCGCTGCACTGCGCTGNCCTGCNTGCAGCTACGTGCTGCTGGACTCGAATCGCGTTGGGGCACAGTGCGGTTCGGCTCTACTGTGCTGGAATCCGTTGCGGCTAGCCCATTTTCGATTTTGGCCCCGATGCGGCCCGCGCCCGTGCCCGTGCC